CCTCAATTTTTGTCGCCACAGGGCAGAAAAAAAACTCATTTGTCACTCCATCTGTCACTCTAATTGGATTTTCCTATTAAAGTTACAAAAAATTACACAATTTACGGTTTACCGCCGACGGGGGTCAGAGGGGACTCTTGGTTTCCCCGCCGAAATAGTAGCTCTTTCCACCCCATGATATTCTCAGGATTGTTAATAGAAAAGTTCCACGTGAGTTGCTTCACCTGCGCCGTATACGCCGTCTTATTACCACTGTGAAACTTGATAATGCGGTCAATCATATCGGCACCCGCCTCAAAATCATTGCCGTCATAATAGTATCCATAATCCTTAAAGCGCTTAATATTATGTACAACAGGGAAGCCCATTGTGATAAATTCTAGAAAACTATAATTGTATTCATTGTTGACCTGGTGCATCACAATAATCGCTGATGGGAACGCCTTCACTAAGTTGACAATATGGGCGCGGGGAGTGAGTTGGAGTTTATTGTCCTTGTGAATACTGAGATTCGGTAATATTGACGCCTGATAATATGCGTTCTGCTTGAGTCGTTCGCCATTAATAGCAATAACCTGTCCTACACGTCTAGAGTGTCGGCGATAGTACGCCTCCATAATCATAATAGGAATTACCGAGTTCTTCTGGAAACTGATATTTGGCTCCATAATGACAAATGTACGGTCTGATTCTAAGGAAAGCCCCTTATCGTCATACATCTGCCCCATATTCTCAATAAACATAGGGTCCCATACGTACGGGGCGATTCGTGTCTTCCCACAAAGGGCGTTAATTGAACCGGCGTATTCGGCATGAAAATCGTAGTGAGGACTCACCCAAATCTCGTCTAGCTCACCCGCTACGTGATGACTAAAATTGACGCCCTTCATAAAGGTCATTGTCTCAATATCAATATTAAGAATATTGCCTAGGTAGAGCTTTGATACCTTGGCGCCCATAGACCGGAAAAATCGTCGGATGCCAGGATCGCACGACATACCCATCTCCACGTACGATGCCACAGGGAAGGGGTTTGCAGCGTACATCTTAAAATCCATCATACGAAATTTCTCGTGGACGGTTGCGTCCTTGTGATTCTCGTTATTGTCTACCATTAGCCAGGGCTTGAGTCCCATAACTTCTAGCATACGGTAAATGATATAAACATTCTGAAATAGACCATTCGCCCAAATGTGATCATCTGGAATGCGAATCGTCGTAAGAATAACGTTGGGCTTGTCGTCGGTAGCTTGTAACTCGCTCAGCTTCGGTGGGTTCACGGGCTGAACTGCCAAGCCATAGCCGGTGCTGATGTTCGGAAAACTCATCGTTATTCGTTTAAGAGTTTATGTTTTTAAGCCGGTGACGCAAAGCGTCTACCGGCTCTGCTGCGCTAAGCCGGTGACGCATCACGGAAAAATACGCGGTCCAGACGCTTTAATAAGCATCGCCTTTGTTAGCATTTGTGGCGCTTTCGCATATTTTAGTGTTTTAGACTGTTTAATAGTATGCGGATATTTAAATGTTTTCTGATGTTTAAACGTCTTTGTATACATAGTTTGTAATTCCTTTGTAGGCAACTTTCCAAAAACCCATGCGTTTTTACAAACCTTCGTCTTATACCCTGCTTTTAGACACTTTTTAGTAAATTGTCTAATAGAAGATTTCTTCATCTCTACTGTTATTTACTGTTATTTACTGGCAACGTCCCGCCTCAGCGATCTCCGCACCATTACACATACACGTCTGCGTCTTACAGATATCGCCGTTCTTAATTGCCGGTGGGAAGACATAGTCCGACCCATTCTCAAAGCCCTCAAACTTCTTCGTTAAGTGCCAGAGTGCTTTATGAAAGATACAGTACAATAAGGCAAAGATGAGACCGTGTACAAGAGCTACAACAATCTTAGATCCCTTCGGTGGTATTGTAACAAGGATACCGGGTGTGAGTACAACAAACAGTAGCGCCGTAAGGGCGGTCATCACGGGGTGAAACATCTCTATTGATGTGCGGGTTTAAAATCGCTGGTTATAAATTAAGGAGATTCATAATGTCATCTCGCTCCGGTGGTCTAATGGAACTCGTGGCAAGGGGCAAAAAAGATATCTTTTTTACCGCAAATCCCAAGGTATCTTTCTTTCATAGTGTCTATATGCGCTCCGTCCCATTCACCAAAGAAATCTACATAACGCAACCCCGCAATCAACCAGATTGGGGGCGCTGGGTAGACTTTGATATTGACCATCGGGGCGATATGGCAAAATACTTCTTTCTCCATATCCAACTTCCTACGTGGCTACCACCTTTGGCTGTTGAAGCGAATCCTACCGGTATTGTAACTGATGCCAGTGGAGTAACATTTGGATATACAAATAGCGCTGGATTTCAGATTATAGATAAGATTCAGATTTTCCAAGACCAGGTCCTTATTCACGAGTCATACGGTGAATATCTCTCTTGGCGGCAAAGGCAAATGGCGGAAACGGGTCCTGTATTTCTGATGAATGACGAAGGTGGCTCCCGTTTAGAAACACCTCTTGCCATTGGACGTTCGGCAACTTTAAAGGAAATGCGTATTCCTATACCGGTTCTGGGAAGCGAAGAGGCATTTGCCCCTGGTTTTCCCCTTACCGCATTAACCCAACAACGTTGGAGGATTCGTATACATCTACGCAAGTTGAACGAAGTGGTGGTAGCGAGTGACGGACGACTACAACCCCAGCCGTGGGGTGGTAAGCCATTAAGAATCCAGGCAACACAAGGGGGTCCAGTAAATACATCACAAGTGACACTAGCCTTAGAGCAAATTCAACCGATTCAAATGTCGCTAGAATCCACACAACTGTATTTACCCCGTGACGCAAATCTATGGATTCGGTCGCAAACTCTACGCATTCCTTATATAAATATTCGTCACGAAAAGTTTACCATTGAGGATAATTCATTTACCGCTGCCTCACCACCCTACTCTGCTATTGTACAACTCCCCTTTACAGTTGATATGATTGGGTCGGTGAGTCGTATGCTAGTAGGTCTCCGGTCGTACGCCTCAACATTGGCAGGACAACGCCTTGTTCTTACCGCCTCTGATAACTCCGCTTTCCTATCATCTTTACGTCTGAATATTTCCAATATTGACCGTATCAAACAGTGGGAACCGGCGGTATTCCGTGAAGTAACAGCGTATTGGAAGAGTATTCGTTTAGGACTCGACTATACATACCCGCTTCCCCAAGAGGTTTACAGTATTACTTTTGGTGGTTTTGATACGACGCAACCGGCAGGAACTTTACAGTTTACCCGTGCGGTATTACCGGTTCTCTATCCTATTCTGGCACCCATACCAATGGATCCTCGCAATAATAGTCGTAAAACCTTTATGATGACGTATGGCGAAGCGTGGAATATCTTTGAAATTTCAGGTGGTAAGGGAAAGATGATGTTTGATGATACTTAGGTCTATGGTGGCAAAAAATTGAAGGGGTACATGACAGTTATTGAACTGTCACGTGTATCTGGGTTTCTTACAAAATGTCTACGTGGTCCAAGTCCTCCCTTAAGCTTCCTTCCGTTGTTGTCACTGACAAGTCCTTTCCCGCCCTTGGTGGTGGTACTCCTACTGGACCGCCGTCCAAGAAGCCCGTTCTTATGTTTGCCCAAAAGGTGAAGGAAACCGCAGAGGCACAGGCTGCAGCTGATGCCGCAGCAGCTGCTAAGGCGCGAGCGGAATCAGAGCGCCTTGCCGCTCAGCGCCTGGCTGAAACGGCAGAGCGTCGGCGTGTCTCTTTAATCGGTACCTTCTACAACTCACACCGTACAAGCGACGAAGATTACGCTCACGCAGACAGTTCGCCCGATGAAATGGACTATGAGGCTGCGGTAGAATATGAAGAGCATCTTCGCTTCAATCGGCGGGAACGGGCACGTGTTACCGATTATAGCAAGGACCTTTCGTCAGAGGAAGACGAGCGTGAATATGAAACGCACGATGATCGTGCTATTTAAAATTCCCTCTTAGTGAATAAGGAAATGAACTGTCAGTCTCTCAGTCAGAATCCATATCCATCATATCTTTCAAACTATACGTATTCGCAATACATCTCTACAAATATCGGAATCGGATATATTCCCCAATCTGCTTATGATTTATCAGGTGTTAAATACAAAACAAAAAGCGACCTTCTGACTTTACAGAGACAATGGGACACCTTTAATCGTGTTCAAGCGATTAATTTTTCCATCTATACCAATATTCTAGACGGGCGTCCGCAAAATTGGTATGTTTTTGCAAA